AGCTGTGGCGCGAGCTACGGCCTTGGCGGCGGAGACTCTGGAGAAGAAGAGCCTGAGAAACCACCTGATAAAGAATCTGCAGATGATCGGAGACGCGGAAGGAGAAGAAAATGAACAAGTTCTGGAAATGGGTGCGGAACAAGGCACCGGATCCGGATAATCCGGACGAGACAATAGAAGAGAGGACACTGTTCCTGGACGGGACGATCGCTTCGGAGAGCTGGTTTGACGATGATGTCACACCGGCTCTTTTTAAATCCGAGCTTAGTGCTGGCAAAGGCGATATCACGGTCTGGATCAACTCGCCGGGCGGGGATTGCTTCGCGGCGGCACAGATCTATAACATGCTCCGTGATTATGCCGGGAAGGTAACGGTCAAGATTGACGGGATCGCGGCTTCGGCAGCTTCTGTCATCGCGATGGCAGGAGACACCGTCCTGGTATCTCCGGTATCAATGATCATGATCCATAATCCCGCCACGATTGCGATGGGAGACCATAACGAGATGCAGAAGGCGATTGAGATGCTGGATTCGGTCAAGGATTCCATCATCAATGCCTATGCACTGAAGACTGGTCTTTCCCATAACAAGCTGGCTGAGCTTATGGAGAACGAGACCTGGATGGATGCCAGGGAAGCGGTGAAACTGAAGTTTGCTGACGATGTGATCAGCAGGAACGCACTTCGGGAGGAGAAGCCCGATGAAGAAGAAACAGTACCGGGGCTTGAGGAGAAGGACGAAGAGAAGGAAGCCCGGAAAGGAAAGACCGAGGAACCTTCAGGGATGCTTTTCTCCAGACGCCTTGTCGAACAGGCAGCTATCAATAAGGTTGCCGATCACTACAAACAGAGCGGCAATTCGGAGCCGAAGATGCCGGAAGAAACAGGATACCGGGTCGACGACTGCATGAAGCGTCTCGACCTCATAAAAAAATTCATGTGAGAAAGAGAGGATTTGGTTATGACTATCAAGGAGCTTATTGAGAAGAGAGCGACAGCATGGGAAGCGGCAAAAGCCTTCCTGGAATCCCATCGCGGTGAAAACGGGGTTCTGTCCGCGGAGGACAGCGAGACCTATGACCGCATGGAGAAGGACGTAACTGACCTCACGAAGGAGATCGAGAGAAAGAATCGTGAGATGGCGATTGACGATATGCTTTCTAAGCCGACAGGTACTCCGCTTACGGCAAGACCGGGTGCTGGGCATGATGATGACGATACCAAGACCGGACGTGCTTCCGATCAGTACCGCAGAGACATGATCACGGCAATGCGTACCGGATTCAGAAAGATCTCCAACGTGCTTGAGGAAGGAACGGATGCCAATGGCGGATATCTTGTTCCGGCAGAATGGGACAGCCGCCTGATTGATGTGCTGACCGAAGAGAATATCTTCCGTACGCTGGCTACGACCATTACGACTTCCGGTGAGCATAAGATCAATATCGCCGGTACGAAGCCGGCTGCGGCATGGATCGAGGAAGGCGGGTCGCTGACCTTTGGCAGTGCGACCTTCGACCAGATCGTTCTGGACGCACACAAGCTGCATGTGGCGGTGAAGGTGACGGAAGAGCTTCTGTACGACAACGCTTTCAATCTGGAAAACTACATCATCACGCAGTTCGGCAAGGCGCTGGGCAACGCGGAAGAGGACGCGTTCCTCAATGGTGACGGTACCGGAAAGCCACTCGGCATCTTTGCTGAGACAGGTGGAGGACAGACTGCGGTTACACTTTCCGGCGTGAAGCTTGGAACAGATGACATCCTGACCCTGATCTACGCGCTGAAGAGGCCGTACCGTAAGAACGCGTCCTTCATTCTGAATGACCAGACGCTGGCGGCAATCCGCAAGCTGAAGGATGGAAATGGTGCCTATATCTGGCAGCCGAGCTACCAGGCAGGCGAACCGGACAGAATCTGCGGGTATGAGGTGCATACTTCCGCTTATGCTCCGGCGCTGGAAGCGAACAAGGCGGTGATGGCATTCGGAGATTTCAGCTATTACAACATCGGCGACAGAGGAACCCGCTCTGTGCAGATCCTGCGTGAGCTTTTCGCGGGTAACGGCATGATCGGATATGTCGCAAAGGAGCGTGTTGACGGCAAGCTGGTGCTGCCGGAGGCAGTCCAGATCATGAAAGCGGGAGCATCCGCCTGAGAGGAGTGATTTTTAATGCTGACACTGGACGAGGTGAAGAAATATCTGAGAGTGGACTTCTCAGATGAGGACACACTGATCACGAGTCTGATCTCCACGGCTGACTCCCTCGTCCGGGATGTCAGCCGGATGGAACCAGACTCCGAAGTATCAGAGGCTTCAAAACCGGTCATGATGGCGGCGGAGCTTTATACGGTCGCGTATCTGTATGAGCACAGGGAAGAGGCAGATCATCATGATCTTATGCTGACTCTCCGTGCTCTTTTATTCGGCATTCGGGAGGTGACATTCTGATGGATATCGCGGGGCTGAATGTTCGGATTATGATCCAGAAAAATGAAACGCAGGTTGACAGGTATGGAAACCATACAAGTACCTGGACGGATTATTTCTCCTGCTGGGCGACCTGCTCCAATCAGACTGGTAAGGAAGATGACGAGGCTGGACAGACGCTTGAAGATGACAAGATGGATTTCACCATCCGGTATTCTTCCGAGACGGCGGCTATTGTTTCTACTAAATATCGAATCCTCCTGAATGACCGGATCTATAACATCGATCATATCGATGATATGGGATTCAAACGGCACAGCCTGAAATTCCACGCGACTCTGGCAAGAAAATGATGGAGTCAGAAAAGGAGACCCATGAGAGATGTGAGAATCAGGCCTGAACAGCTGGCCGACACAATCAAAAAAGAGCTGGATGATCTTGCCGAGGATACGACCGACACGGTGAAGAAGGCCGTGCAGGAAGCGGCGGATACTGCTGTGAAGGATCTGAAAGCGGCTTCTCCGAGACACACCGGAAAATACGCGAAAAGCTGGACACAGAAGAAGGTGAAAGACAATTCTTCCGGGAAGGAAATTATCGTTCATGCGCGGAAATATCAGCTGACGCATCTTCTGGAAAATGGTCACGCGAAACGTGGAGGCGGCAGGGTTGCCGCCAGAGTGCATATCAAGCCGGTTGAGGAGAAGGTTTCGGAGCAGTTGGAAAATGATATCAAACGAAAGATCAGCAACGGAAGCGGATAAGGAGGTCTGAATGGAGAAGATCATCGAAATATTAAACCAGTTCGGGATCCCTTTTGCCTACGATCATTTTTCCGAGGGAGAAGCGCCTGACCCGCCTTTTATCTGCTACATGATCCCGTCTACGGATAATTTCGCTGCTGACGGCACAGTGTATCTGGATATCGATGTGGTAAACATTGAGCTTTACACGGATAAGAAGGATCCGGAACTTGAGAAGAAGCTGCAGGGGCTTCTAACGGAATCTGGTTTCGTCTATGAGAAGAATGAAGCGTGGATCGAATCTGAGAAGCTGTACGAAGTGGTTTATGAATTTGAAATGGAGGCTTAAGAATGACAGGTAAAAGAAATAAGGTCAAGTACAACCTCAAAAATGTACATTACGCCATCGCTACGATTGCGGAGGACGGTACAGCAACATATGAAACGCCGGTCGCATGGCCCGGTGCCGTGAATCTTTCCCTTGAAGCGCAGGGAGACCAGACGGTCTTCTGGGCGGACGGTATCCAGTATTATGTAACATCGGCAAACAGCGGTTACAACGGTGACTTTGAAAGCGCAATGGTACCGGAGGATTTCCGGGAAAATGTTCTGGGCGAGGTAAAAGATGGAAATGGCATACTGCTGGAGGATGCGGATGCGCAGCCGGTCCATTTCGCCCTGCTCTTTGAGTTCGATGGCGATGTGAATCAGATTCGTCACGTCATGTACAACTGCACGGCTACCCGTCCTTCCGTGGAATCTCAGACGAAGGAGGATTCCATCGAAGTAAAGACGGAAACGCTGACGATCAATGCAACATCCATTAAGGATGCGACACTCGGAAAGAACATCGTGAAGGCGCGTTCCTGCTCCGATACGAAAGACGCTGCCTATACCGGATGGTATGAGAAGGTTTATATGCCGGTCGCGAAGGACGCTTCTTCCGGAGCAAAAGCAAGTGGATCAACGAGTTGGTCCGACGGCGAGTGATAGGAGGATGAAGGCTGATGTATAAGGAAATCGAACTGGAAACGCAGGAGGGGAAGAAAACGTTTCCCTTCCTGGCGACAGGAACAACAGCATACAGATATAAGCAGTGTTTTCATCAGGATCTGAT